GGGTAGGTTTTGGGATTGCAGCAACAACGCGACTACGGCCACGTTCAAGGCAGCGCTGAGCCGAAGCACACGTACCAGAATTGATACGTACATGCATTCGGTTGGCGAGCAGGAACGCACCGCGGACGTCGTTGATGGGCTCTTTGATATAGAGGGTCGATATCTCAGTTCCATAATAGTAGTTACCTCCACACGATTCACGGAAGTAACCGTCGACGTGCGTTTTATCTGGGTTAAGTTCAAACCCAAACACGGTCAAGCCCCTTGTGAGGGCAGGAACGTGACGCGTCGGAACTATTATGTCGTCTCCAAACACACCGATCTGATCCCCTTTCTCGCAAATGGCCTTGGCCAATGCGAAAAAGATAAGGGACTCCAGTTCGAATGTGTAGCCGTTTCCCATACTTGAAAACTTCGACAGCCGGATGGTATTCCTACCATCTTTCGTCGACGGGGAACGGAAGGCAGCCATCGCGTGGAACCATCGTCTTGGTAATAGAATCTCTACCAAGATGAACGCGATCATATCAGAGGCGGCCTTGAGGTCACAAGTTGCTAGCAATCCCGTGAGAGATCCTAGCCGGGCGAGAAACTGTTGTCGTTTCTCCCCGTCGTCCAAGTCACAGCCAGCCTTTAATAGCCGGCGGCGAATCATCTTACCAATGCCTTTCTGGGCGAACAAATTAACGATCGCCTCGATGCAAATGGATCGATGAGTCTTGGCATTCTTTGTGACAAACCGAAGCTTACTTGCTGCTACGGTCAACATCGTTTTACCGACATCAACCCACCCAGCGCAGGATTTAAATACCGCTGTCGCTAGGCCCTCATCTGGGCCACAATATGTAGGCCTGACAGACATTTTGTAGTATGGGGCGACGCGTTCTGCGTCGGTACCCAGACCCATCCCGGGTCCGAACGACATTCCACTGAGCCACTCCTCGGGATCGAATTCCCCGAGTATTGATTCAATGATTTCGGCCGTTCTACTCAAAAGGCGCCACTCTTCGCTGTCTCCGCCTCGGATTATTCCGGAAAGGCGGGCATTCGTAAGAGCACATTTGCGCTCGGTGTCGAGGAAACTCGCTCGAGCC